GTGAAACTGTGGCTGAGGTTGTCACAGGTGATGCCGACCCAAAAGTTACCCAGAAGGAAGCATAAATCGGTTACTGGTTACTCTCGCAATCGAGACCGGAATACCGATGAGTGAATGGACGGAAGCGGAAGCCGTAATAACAGCGGCAGAGATATTGGAGGCAAGAAATGGCGAATGATGTCAAAATTGCTTACGATAAAAAAGATCTTCGTTCTATTCTTGGTGCTTTCAAAGCTATGGATGAACAAGCAATCGATGAAGCAAAAAGAGAATCATCAGCTTTGGCAGAATACGCAGCGGGAGAAATCAAGAAAACCGCAGCGACCCGTGTTGTATCTGCCAAAGCAGTTCAAAGAGTTGCCGACGGAGTTCGCATATCTAAATCCTCAAAGATTGGCGAATTCTCGTATGGTTTTGCTTCCCAGCGCTTTAGTGGCGGTGGTACAACGCAAAAACTATGGGCAGGTCTTGAATTTGGTTCAAATCGTTTCCATCAATTCCCAAAACGAACACCAAATCGCGGACGTGGCAACGCAGGATATTTTATCTATCCAACACTTCGCTCAATTCAGCCTGAATTGATTAACAAATGGGAAGAAGCATTTCGCAGAATTCTCGACAAATGGGATGAGGACTTTATCTAATGGCTGGCAGTAGAACACTCAAATTATCCATCCTTGCAGATGTCGATGATCTAAAAAAGAAGCTTGCGACTGCTAATGGCGATGTTGAAGAATCCTCTGGAAGATTAGAAAAATTTGGAAAAATGGCTGGTGCAGCTTTTGCTGCCGCAGCAGCCGCAGCTGCCGCTTATGCTGCAAAAATTGCGATTGATGGCGTAAAAGCAGCAATTGAAGATCAGGCGGCACAAGAAAGATTAGCCAGAACCCTCGAAGCCACCACTGGTGCTACTAGAGAGCAAATTAAAGCTGTAGAAGATCAAATAACTAAAACGCAGTTGGCTACTGGTGTTGCCGACGATCAATTGCGTCCGGCATTATCTCGTTTAACAATTGCCACATCCGATCTGAAAAAATCTCAAGAATTATTAAATCTCGCCCTCGATATTAGCGCAGCAACTGGTAAACCACTCGAAGCGGTGACAAATGCACTTGCCAAGAGTTACGAAGGGTCGAATACTGCGCTTTCAAAATTAGGCGTTGGTTTATCGGCTGCGGAGCTTAAGACGATGTCGTTTCAGCAGGTTCAACAAAACCTGACAAATCTATTTGGTGGAGCGGCGGCTACCCAGGCTGAAACTTATCAAGGACAAATTGCGCGACTAACTCAGAGATTTAATGAAACCAAAGAATCCATCGGAACTGCATTGCTTCCAATCATTCAAAAAATGATGGATTTTGTTTTAAACGTCGCTATCCCAAAGTTTCAAGAATTTAAAGAAGCGGCAATCGATCCAATCGTTGATGCCGTTATGCGAAACAAGGATACCTTTATGGATCTCTACAACGTCCTAAAAACTTACGTTATCCCAATCATTTTAAACAATCTTGGAAGTGCGCTAAAAATGATTGGAACTATTGCTTCTGGAATTGTGGATGCCGTAGCGATAGCAATTCGAGCATTAGAACCAATTATCAACGCCGCAATCGATGGCATAAATTTAGTCATACGAGCAATCAACCTTGTCAAACCCGGTCCCGATATTGCTTCGGTTGGAAAGATAAACTTTTCTTCTTCAACGACAACTTCAGCATCGCAATTCGTAAAAGCGGGATCAGTCCCGACTATTACTACGCCGAATTTCTCAGCGTCAGTAAGTGTTCCTTCATCGACTAAGACGACCGCATCTGACACGTCGTCACAGATGGCAACAGTGGGCGAAGCTGTCCAAAATGCCACAGTCGGTGTTGCTTTAAGCCAAACGGCGAAAAATGCTTTGCCAACAATTCAGAATTACATAAACGTAACGGGAGCGATAGATCCGGAAGCGACTGCTCGTCAACTCATCGATCTCCTTAATCAATCAGACGCTCGCGGCACTGGTGGCGCTGGGATGCTTCGTTATAACACCCAGATGATATGACATCGTGGAATCCAGTCTGGCGAGTAAAAATCGCTGGGACGACGTACACAAGTTACGTCGTGAATTCACTGACAGTTACATCCGGTCGCACGGATATTTATTCTCAACCAAATGCCGGATATTGCAACGTCGAATTATTAAATTACGAAAACATTCCTTATTCGTGGAGTATTGGATCGACGATAACTGTTGAGGTTCAAAACTCATCTGGCACATACGTTTCATTATTTGGTGGTTACGTAACGGATATCACCACGAGTGTTGGTTCAGCAGGTTCAATCAAAAATATAACCCGAATCAACGTTATTGCCGCTGGCGCTTTGTCAAAACTTCCTAAACAAATTACGACTGGCATATTGTCACAAGATTACGACGGAAACCAGATTTATTCATTGCTTGCTGAATATCTTTTAAATTCTTGGAATGAAGTCGCTCCAACACAACGATGGAGTACGTATACGGCTACAACGACTTGGGCTAATGCCGAGAACATTGGATTAGGCGAAGTAGATCGTCCTGGCACTTATACGATGGAAAATCGAGCTTCAAATAACATCGATATTTATTCACTTGCAGCTCAAATCGCCGCTTCCGGTCTTGGTTATCTATATGAAGATTCGTCTGGCAATACCTGCTACGCCTCAGCGACCCATCGACAGGACTATTTGGCTGCAAACGGATATACGAGCCTTGATGCGAATACAGCCAATTTTCAGGGAATTAGATCCACTATTCGCTCTGGCGATGTTCGCAATAAGATGATTATCAATTACGGAAACAATTTCGGATCATCTGTCACGTCCCAAGATTCCACTAGCCAACTGACCTACGGAGTTCAGGGCGAATCAATCAATTCGTATGTCCATTCGGCAACAGATGCTCAATCAATCGCGGATCGATATATCAGCCTACGTAAAGAACCAAACGCTCGATTTGATGCAATAACATTCGCGGTTCAAAATCCAGAAATTTCCGATGCAACCCGTAATAAGTTATTGACGATTTTTATGGGTATGCCGATCCGGATCACGAATCTTCCACTCAACATATCAGACACTCAATTTGAGGGATACGTTGAAGGATGGACTTTCAGAAGTTCGGTGAATGGGCTGACAGTAACAATCAGTGCTTCACCAATCGTTTACAGCCAGATTGCACTTAATTGGTCTCAAGTGAGTGGCACAAAGGCTTGGAACGGCTTATCAGGTACACTAACGTGGGAAAAGGCGATTGGAGCAGTAGCGTAATATGCCATCAACAACAAATTTCAGCTGGACAACCCCAGCCGACACTGATTATGTAAAAGACGGGGCTTCGGCAATCCGCACACTCGCCAATGGCATCGATACATCGATGGCTCAGCTCAAGGGTGGCACGACCGGACAGGTTTTAAGTAAGACAAATGGCACTGATATGTCATTTACTTGGGTCACACCACAAGTCGGGGATATAACGAGCGTCACCGCTTCAACTGGTTTAAGTGGTGGTGGAACCACTGGCGATGTTACTTTGTCAATTGATTCGACAGTTGCCACTTTAACTGGATCACAAACTCTTACCAACAAAACTTTAACAACACCAGTCATTTCATCAATCAGTAATACTGGAACACTCACGCTCCCAACCAGCACAGATACTTTAGTCGGTCGAGCAACCACAGATACATTGACAAATAAGACACTTACTGGCGCGAAATACCCTCTCAGTTATACCGCAAAGACGGCGACCTACACGATTGCCGATGGCGACCAAAACGCTTTCTTTACTATGAATGCGTCAACGGCGCAAAACTTTCAAATCCCAACTGACGCAACATTTAACTTCGCAGTAGGAACACAGGTTCACTTTGCTTGGATTACTGGGGCGGGTCAACCTTCAATTGTTGCCGTTACTCCTGCTACCACGACCGTCGTTTCAACTGGCGCAACTTCGGCTTCACCGAAACTTCGGGTTGTAAACAGTGCTGCAACAGCGATTAAATTGGCAGCGAACAGCTGGATTGTGATTGGCGATATTTCTTGATTCCCGGAATTGTAGCTTCACAAATTTCTGGTCACTTACTTTCAGTAAGTGGTGGCACATTAACTTCAGATTCTACTTACTATTACAGAACGTTTACCAATAGCGGTTCGCTCGTGGTATCGGGTGGATCAGTAACGATGGACATACTGCGAATTGCAGGAGGCGGCGGTGGCGGAGACGTTTATTATGGCGGTGGCGGAGGTGCTGGTGGTCTCGTTTATACGAGTGGGCAAACAATGTCTGCTAACACATATACAGTTTCCGTTGGAAGTGGTGGTGGAAGAGGTGCCAAAGGATCTGATTCAAACATAACTGGCGGATCTTTATCTTTAACTGCTGCGGCAGGTGGTGGTAAAGGCGGACAAGGAGATTCGGCTCCGGGTACTGATGGAAACGGCGGTTGTGGTGGTGGCGCCGGAGGTTCCGGTGGTAACACAAATCTTGCAGGTGGTACTGGTTCGCAAGGATATAACGGAGGAACAACAACAAATGCAACTCCTGGCGTAGGAGCAGCTTCTGGTGGTGGAGGAATGGCTGCGGCAGGTGGTGGAGTAACTTCCAATTCACAAACAACTTCGGGATCTGGTGGTGCTGGAGTTTCAACGTATTCATCTTGGGGTTCTGCAACTTTAACTGGTCAAAACGTTTCAGGAACTTATTATTATGCTGGTGGTGGAGGCGGGGGAATTTATAACGGAACAGCCGGACAAGGTGGAAATGGCGGTGGTGGTTCCGGATCAAATTCCTCGACGGCTGCTATTAGTGGAACCGCAAACACGGGTGGTGGCGGTGGAGGTTCTGGTCAAAGTGCGAATGGCGGTTCTGGTGGCAAAGGTGTCGTAATCGTTCGTTATTTAAAGACTGCGGTGTGATATGGCTAATTTTGCTGAGATAGATGAAAACAATGTTGTCATTAGAGTTTTAGCAACAAGTAATGATGACCCGAATGGAGACGAAGGATATCAATGGTTAATTGATAACTTTGGCGGTCGTTGGATTCAAACTTCGTACAATGCAAATTTTAGAAAAAATTTCGCTGGCATAGATTATATTTACGATGAAGTAGCGGATGTATTCATACCACCTAAACCATTCAATTCTTGGATTTTGGACGAAGAAAATTATTTATGGATTCCGCCAAAGCCATATCCTGATTCGAATAAATTCTATTCTTGGAATGAAGAATTTGGTGAATGGGTTGAAGCCTAAACTTTGCGCAGCTGGCAGAACATTACGCGAACAAATCGATGATGCTTTCCTTGACCGAGATCGAACTTCCGATGGATGGATCGGCGATTCCCGTCATTCGGCTCGCGTGTCTGACCATAATCCTGATGAAAATGGCTGGGTACGTGCCATTGACATTGATAAGGATTTACGATCCCACAAATCGGCAGCGTTCGATTTTGCGGATCAGTTGCGTTTATGTGGAAAATCTGACAAACGAATCAGATACGTAATTTTTAGCGGTAAAATTGCATCACAAAAATCAAAATTCGAGTGGAAACCATATGACGGGCTAAATCCGCACGAGCATCATATTCACGTAAGTTTCACAGAATTGGGCGATAACTCAATTGCTCGATTCGACATCCCAATGCTAGGAGGCAAAGGTGAAAGCAGAGAATCTAATGAAAGCATTCCAGTCGTACAGTCGTGCTCTCTTTGTGGCTGTAATAAGCACGTATCTCGCTAATCCAGACGCTTCCGTCAAACAAATCGTCACAGCTGCATTAGTTGCCGTTGCCGCTCCAATTCTCCGCGCCATCAATCCAGACGATAAGGATTTTGGCGTTGGATCAAATGACAAATGGATGTAAAAGACTGGGCTCCGATAGCGGCTTCGATTGCAGGTACTGCAGCTGCTCTCTTTGCCGGATTGAGGTTTTTAATCAAGTCATACCTTCGGGAACTCATTCCGAATGGTGGCAATTCGATGAACGACAGAATCCGTAGAATTGAGGACACGCAGGTCGAAATGCTGGCGCTCCTCGGATCGGTAGTAAAATCCTCTTATGCCACCAAAGCGAAAAAAGGTCGCAAGAAAACGTCGCGGCGCTAAAAACCAAAACATTCTCACTGCGATTGACGTTTATGCAATTGCGCAAAACGAGTATTACAACGCGCTTTTGAACGCTGGTTTTAAACACGAAGTGGCAATGGCTTTTGTTTTAGACAAAGATGCTTTGCCTAATTGGATGATTCCAAATCCTCCGTCGGAACAAATCCCGATTTATGATCCAGAAGATGATGAGGACGACGATTAACGAATCCGAGTTATTCGAGAAGCTCAAAGGATACTTCCCGGATCTGACAAAATCCGAGCAGTTCGATACGTGGGATTGCTTTACAGCCGAACATAACACGATTATCGAACTCAAGTGCAGAAACGTTCATTACGACGATTTAATCATTGAACGACCAAAATGGGACGCTTTAGCCGATAAAAGGGCTCAGGAGGCTCTAGGAACGCTTTATGTCTGTTCTACGCCAAAAGGTACTTGGGCGTGGAACTTAGGGGCTATAAACGCCCCAGAATGGCATTTAAAGCGCCTTCCCCGTACGACTGAACACGTAAATAGGGACTGGATTACAAAAGAGGTCGGATATCTCCACATCAAAGACGCGACACGCGTCCATTTCCCAGAATAGACAAATTCGAATTCGAAGAGTTTAATTCCATTTGAAATCCAATTCGGGTTTCAGAATGGGAGATGAAATGCCGATTCGATTTGACCGCCATTCAGGCGCATATTCGGATGGAAAACGATTTGTGAAAGCAGCTGTGATTCGTAAATTCACAATCGAGAAATTAGGAAAACCGCAGGTCAGAGGGCGGTTAAAAGTCTCTGATATCGAAGCGTACTGGCTTCACACATATGCGGTGGCTGATTATGTTGAATGAATTCCTACAATGGCATATGGCAGACCAGTTGATTTTAATTATTTCGGTGTCTTTTTTGATGCACCGATTCTACGTATGGGGTCATAACAACGGATATCGGGATGGGAGCAGAGATGCCAACAAGTATCGAATCACTAGCAATAGAACAGCTAAATGAAGCCATATCTGCGATTGATAAGAGGTCAGACACACACGGCTCTGCTGGGCGCACTCTCGTACGTGCCGCCAAAGTCTGCCGGATTATTGGTCTGGATTTCAGACACCCATCTGACTTGGCGCTGTGTCTTGCAATCCTCAAAATCTCACGGATCACAAATGGAGATCGTTCACATTTCGATTCGTATGTCGATGGCGCTGCATACATTGCATTGGCTTCCGCGATCCAAATGGGAGAGTTTGGAGATTGGGAGGATGATGACATTGACTAGAAACACCAATCGCAAGCAATATTGTGATTATTGCAAATTGCGTTGGGGTCAAATGAAAGATGGAACGTGGCATTTAAAGGCACAAACGCCAGCTATATGGCGTTGTGAATCTGTGATGCCAGGACGCAAAGGACGTGTCAGATTTTACTGTCAGTCCTGCGCAGATGATGTTCAAAACTGGAACGTAAAGGTAAACGATCGTGGAGACGTTGAAACCGAATTCTGGTTACTGAAAGAACAATTGGAGTACGCAAAAGGACAAGGGAGATTAGAAGATGTTCGATCCATCGACTTATGAAGCAGTTGTTACACGATTTGAAAGATTCAGAGAACAATTTCCGGATTACCGATGGTATTCGTGGATTAGTAGAGAGTTCACAAATGACAAACAATGGGTCGTCATCGGAGAGTTATACCGGACAGAAGCCGATTCGAAACCTTTCGTTACTGGACTTGGTTTTGAACCAGCACGGGATGAGTATTCTTTGGCTAAGGCTGAAACTTCGGCTCTGGGACGTTGCTTATATGCAGCTGGGTTTCCTGCTAAACCGCTTGGCTCGATCGATGTGGAAAAGCCGAGACAAGTATTACGCGCAGTGCCACCTGTATCAGAAGAAATACAAGAAAAGCCAGTGGCAAATAAGCCTGAACCAGTTCAATGGGATGTTGCAGAAATCGCGCAAGCGTTAAACGCCGAAGTGATTGCAAGCGATGAGGTTTGTTTCCACGGCGAAATGATTCTCAAACAGGGAATGGGAAAGACTGGTAAGCCATATCACGGATATATCTGCGTGGAGAAAAGCAAGATGAATCAATGTCCACCGCGTTGGTATCGTCAAGATCCACAAAACGGAAAATGGATCCCGCCATTAACAAGGGCTGACACCGAATGAATATGCCAATCGGAGCACCTCATCTTGATGGCATAGTGATATTCAAATGCCGTAGATGCAAAAACAATCGACCGCACAGGATTTTGGATCGTCACGTGTATCAGGATGAGTTGCTTTATTTGTTGATGTGTGAAAACTGCGAAGATGGAAACATTATGAGATCAACAGATGAGCTGAAAGATTTATGGACAGAATTACAGCTTTGCAAATGTGGAAAATACAAATTAGGCAATCAATCGTGTTTGCAATGTAAATTGATAGAGGGAGCGCAATATGAAAGATTTGAAAAGTCTCGCATTAGAGTTGGCGGCTGCGAGTGTAATCGCAGAAGCTGCGAAGGCTGCGAAAGACCGAATTAGAGCTGAGTTTTACGAGTTGCTGTCGGAAACTGGGGCAGATGCAGTAAAAGCCAAATTGGGCGATGAGGACATCGCTAAATGCGTTTTAGTTGATCCGGGATCAAAAGCACAAGTTTTTAACGAAGATGCTTTTGCCCAGTTTGTTGAATCAATTGAACCTCATTCAATAGTTACACGGGTACGCGAACAGGCAGCAATTCGAATCCTTGCAGACATCGAAGAACACGGCGGTCAAGCAATCCATAAGCCAACCGGGCAGATAGTTGATGGGATTGAATTCGTTAGTCGGATACCATTTGTGCAAACAAAGTTCACCAAAGATGGGAAAGAAAGGATGGTGCAAGCATTTCGGGACAATCAAATTGAAACTCGACAGATTCTCAAAGAGATTGGAAATGAATGACACGCCATTTGACCTGCGGTTTTGGTTTTAAACTTGACAGCAATGCTACGCTCGACACGCCGCGGTCGGCTGAAAGACACCGACCGACAAGCGTTAGAGCTTGGGCGACAGTTGTGTTGATGTTAGCAATCAACCTACTTTCAGTGCAGAGCGCAGGAGCGCTCCAAAAAGAATCATTGCTTCAATGGAAAATGTATGCTTTTGAAAAACTTGGATCGTGGTCTGAGTTTAGTTGTTTAAATTATCTCTACACTAAAGAGAGCAATTGGAATCCACGTGCTCGGAATGGTAGCCACATAGGAATCCCACAAGGTAAGAGTAAGTGGCTTGCCACTGTCGGTGCTTACAAGCAGATTGACTGGGGTATCAAATACATCGACCACCGATACAATGGCGATGCGTGTCTCGCTATGAGGCACTTTAACTCAAAGGGCTGGCATTGAGCGCACTTAAGGATTCGGGATCCACTTCATTATGGCGCAAAATTCGCCATCGAGTGTTGGTACGAGATCAATTCGTTTGCCAGTATTGCTCGATGGAAGCCACAACAGTGGATCACATCATTCCACGTAGGTTAGGTGGCACAGATGAGCCTGATAACCTCGTTGCTTCGTGTACGAGATGCAATTACAGCAAGGGGGGTAGGTTTTTTGTGAGCGCACCGACAC